CGTTCTCCTTTAATAAGCAAGATAGTATGAAACCCACCATTGGCATTTCATACTATAATTATACTACACTTTTCTCTGTTTGTCAAGTTTTTTTTACTCGCATTCTTTCTGACCTGTAGCTGGATCAATAAAACAAGCTTCAACTTTAGGCTCTTCCTTAACTTCATTAAGTATACCGTATCGTTTACCGTCTGCTCTGAAGGTAGTTATACCTTTACAACCTTGCTTCCAAGCATTGAAGTATAACTCTTTGAACTCATCAAAGTTTACATTACTGCCTACGTTACAAGTCTTAGACACAGCACTATCTATGTACTTAGATACTAAAGACAATACAGATAGATGTTCGTCTGCACTAATCTCATTGGCAGTCCTACCATTCACACCATGTCTATAAGCATAGTCTTCTACACGCTGTATCTGATGACCATCAAACTCTTGAATAGTTCTATCATAGTATAAGCTAAAGGGTGGTTCAATACCAGAGCTTACGTTGTCAGCAGTTAAGCTGATTGTACCAGTAGGTGCAATAGAAGTTAGGTGAGAGTTACGTAGTCCATTCTCTTTGATCTGCTCTTGTACCCAAGGGGCTAGTGTCTTGAAGAACTCTCCCTCTATATACTTATCTTGTTTGTATAGTGGGAATGAACCTTTCTCCTGTGCCAAGGTAGAACTTGCAGCATAGGAATAATCTCTAAGTATCTTAAGAACTTTAGTAGTAAACTTCATAAACTCTGGAGAAGCATAAGGCATACCACATAACTCACCAGCATTTGCTAAACCAGTAATACCTAGTCCCATCCTACGTTTGTTCTTAGCTTCTTTCTCCTGCTCTTTCAGAGGGTAGATAGTCCTATCAATAACATTATCCATAGCTCTAACTACATTATGTATGTCATTAGTAAACAAACTGAAATCAAACTCACCTTCTGTTACATACCTAGTAAGGTTAAAGCTACCAAGAAGACAAGCACCGTAGGGTGGTAGAGGTTGTTCACCACATGGATTAGTAGCTTCAATAGTCTCACAGTAGTATAGGTTATTCATTCTGTTAATAGTATCAATGAACAACACTCCCGGCTCTGCCCAATCCCATGTGCTACGCATGATCATATCCCATAAAGCAGCAGGATCTACTTCCTCATGTACCTTGCCATCAAACTGTAGAGGGAAGGGCTTCTTATCTTTAAGACATCTCATGAACTCATCAGTCACACCAACTGAGATATTAAAACCTGTAAGAGAAGTACCGTCATTCTTAGCTGTGATAAACTGTTCAATATCTGGATGATCTATACGTAAGACACCCATCTGCGCTCCTCTACGATGCCCACTAGATGCTATGGTCTGACACACTGCATCATAGATTTGCATGAAGCTTACTGCACCTGAAGCTCTAGAGTCTAGAGACTTAATACGATCTCCTCTAGGGCGTAGCCTACTGAAGTCATAGCCTATGCCACCACCTCTACGCATAGTCTCAGCAGCATCAGTAGCTCTGCCCATAATAGAATCCATACTATCTTCTATAGTACCACTGACAAAACAATTATAGGCAGTTGTCTGTCGAGCAGCACCCATAGCATTCTGTACCCTACCAGCAGGTAGAAACCTAAGATGTCTAAGCGCATCCTTGAAGTTCTCAAAGTGATCAGGTGTATCTTTAAGTGACTCAGCTATACGTACAACTTTACTATAGAAGTCTTCGCCTGTCTGTCTATACTTAACTGCATCTATCTCTTCAGATATGGGGAGTGTCATACCGTAGTGCATCTCATTTTCCATTAATGTTTCCTTTCTTATTCGTATTCTAATTCTAAGATTAGTTGTGCATAGTGTATTGCTTTTTCAATATCTTTTTTACCTTGACCTTTGGTACGATGTCGAGTTATATATTTTACCACATTACCTTCAAAGTAGTCAAGCTTATTCGCATGTATATATTCTACTGGCTGTATACCACAGTCTTTGTAATGATTACCACCTACTTGTTTATCAAGTGGCTTAGAGCAGGGCTTGGAACTTTCTTCTGACATTGCTTACATCCTCTGAGTTGATTACATTAGTAGCAAACTTTCTTACTATACTAGGTTCTAATCCAGCATAGAAACATATCTCTTCAAAGTCTTCACAAGTAACACCAACATCTTTAAAAAACCATGAGTGAGCTTGATCTCTATACACCTGAACAGAACTATCTTCACTCTTACTTTTGGGTTTAGATAAATCTAATAGAGCTTGTAGCACAACAGAGATGTATAAAGATCTATGCCCATCCTTATCTGTTAAATCATATAAAGAATTACTTGAAACATCTGCACTTAAATCATATAGGTTATCACTCGTTATCATAATATTCTTCCACAGGTCTATAGAACTTACCACCTACATAGTTATTATAGTATGCAGGTGTATCAGTTCCATCAAGTGTACTACATAAAACATTATATTTCATTTGATAGTAACACTCATAGTAACGTAAGCTTCGTTTGTTTTTAAACTCAGCTATCATTTCAAACTTGAAGTTAGTCTTACCTAATTTATCAATGTCTTCAAGTAGATGTTTACTTGATCCCATGTAAGATTTCCAATTAGATTCAGCTTTCTTCTTGCCTTTCTTATAGTTAAAGTATTGCTTACAACCTATATAAGCTTGACCAGTTTTAGTGTTAGTAATACAGTAGACAAACCCAAACTTAGTTAGATCAGGCTTAGTATTATATTTCCAATGCATTACCAGTTAACTACTTCTTCAACCTTCGGTTCTTTAGCCACTCTTGTAAGATAGCTAAGTCCTCTGGAGTATCGAAAAGCACGTAGTCCTTTACCATGATTAGCATCTTGCCAACACTCTCGCTTATGGCTACAATAAACACAACCAATAGCCAGCTTAAGATTACCAGACTCCCCATCAGCAAGAGGAGCATAGCACCTATCAGGTACATGATCATTACTAACCATTCCCTTAAGATGTTTAACTCTTTCTTTAGCATTGATCATCTCCATATGATGAACGGGGGTAAGACATATCTCTCCACTTGATTTATCTATTACTAAGAATGCTGCTTTATTAACTTGATTAGCTTCAGCATAAGCAGAGATCTGTGCAATATAACCAAATGGATCATCTTCTAATAAAGTATTTTGTTTAAACTTCTTGAAGCTATAGGCTGATGCACTCTTACAATCAATCAAGACATCATCAATCATAGAATCTTGATGGCCTTTGATACCTTCAATAGTAACTTCTTTCTGTTGATCAGTAACTTTATGTCCAGCAATAGAAGCGCATAGTAAAAGAAGTTCTTCTAAGATATAACCGTACAGAAATTTAATTCTAGTACTAGAGGATATATCTTCTATAGATTTCTTACTATTAACATCATACCATAACTGTCGATCAGGCTTACCAATCGCAGATAGTCTAAGGTTCCCTCTAGTGCGAGGTTCCTCATACATAAATGCTTTTATATGTACCTTAAGCATCTCACCAAAGGTATCTATATGCTTATCTACTTCCTTCTCATCCATCTTAATTGGATCAAGAGAAAACAAATCATATATATCTTTAACTAATGTTTCAATCTGTTTCATTTAATTAACTCTCGTTGGGTATTCTTTAGTTTCCAAGTTATAGGACACTGATTAGAATCTATTTGTCTAGCCATATATTCTGCTGTTTCATTTCGTTCAGCAAAATGTCTAGTAACATTCGTAGAATCTGCTGACGCAAAAGGCCATTCTTTACCACCAAGGGACAGTCCTCTCATCATATGAATCCAAGGTATCGAACCTCTTTGAGATAAAGAATTAAACACTTCATCGACTCTTCTCTTCCATGAGTCAGAGCCAACCTTCCAATATTCTTTACTAGAACCAAAAGCTATTTTACTAAAACCTAAGTCAGATAATTTAAAGAGGTGATCAATAGATTCTGAGAGATGCCAAACAACAGCAGCACAGTCTTTTCTGAAAGGCCATTGTTTAATTAACTTAAGATTATCTTCTTCTTCTCCCTCTATAACATCAGGAACAACAGCCCAATGAGGATGTCCTATAAGAGGCTCTACCCATTTATAGAATTTATTTAAATCTATTTCTAATCCTTTAGTAAAGAAACTAAAAGCACCGTTATCCCACATAACACTTTGTCCTATGTTCAAACATATATCTGTATCTCTATGATCAGCAAATGATACACAAAAATGTTTACCACCCATCTTCCATAACTCAGCTTTAGGAGTCATAGGAGTTCCATGATAATGTATCATTTATCTTTAACCAAATGCCAAACAATTAAAGCACCTACCATCTTAGCTACTGTCATTAAGAAAGCATTAAGAATAGAGAAGTGTCCAATCATTGCTAAGAAGACACCACTATCTAAAGGTGTTGACACTGCACTTGATATTAAAATACGTTGAGCAAAAGGTTTCTTAGTCCATGTATATATAGCCCAATCAGTAAGCTCTGATATTGTAAATGCAACTATAGAAGCTATAGCTATGTAAGGATCAGCCATAATATAAGATATTATACCAGCAATTAACATTGCTCCAATAACTTTATGATCAATCTCTCGTTGAGCAAAATCTCTTGCAACAAAAATTAAACCGACTACTAAGGATAATGGGGGAAACATCTCACCGAAAATAGGTACAAGAGGGACAACTGTAAATCCCCAATTTATTAACACTATTAATATAATATATAAAAATGTAAATTTATATTTAAACATTTTATTTCCTATAGATTGTAGTTAAAAATAGGGGTAGAAACCAAACCAATAATCTCTACCCCCAAGTCTCCCTTAGTTTACATTAAGAGGCGAAAGGAATATCTTCTTCAACTGTCTCAGTTACATATCCACCGGGAACAACTTCAAAGTCATCACCAGCACTAGAGTATTCAATAAAGTCTACTACTTGAACAGCAGCTAGGTCAGCAGAGACACCTGACTTACCTGCATAACTCCACTCAAAAGGTACTGCCTTAACATTAACAGTACTACCGTTAGCAATCAACTTACCATCCCAATTATTATTCTGAGAATCTTTAACAACTGGACCTTGACGTTGAGTACCATCCTTACGTAAAACCTTACGCTTAATAGTAACAAAGTCTCCACGATCATCAGCTTTATTAGCTATAGATAATCCAGCCTTCTCAATAATAGGACGGTTATCATCGTTCACTTCAACTTGAATTGACCACACTGGCTCAAACTTAGTGTTAGGCTCAGTGATGGAAGCATAGTGACATTTACCAGTAATATAAATTGCATCATTCATTTTGTATTTCCTTTGTCTATCGTCACGCTGTTGTGACATGAGTTTCAATTAAGTCGTAACGTAATTATACCATACATAATTATGTAGGTCAATAGCTAATTTGAATTAATTTAGCTTTTTCCACAGGAATATGAAAGAAAGGTTCTCTCAAGTGTGGCGAGTCTTTAGGTTGCTTAGAGTTCTGTATTGTACCTACACTTGAATCATCTACATCAGTATCTTTAATGAACCAAGCTTGAGTACAATCAGTATTAAATACTACAAAATATAAATCATGATCTGGATAATCTTTCTCCTTTCGTTTCATTAGTCTGCTCTTCCTTTCTGGAATACGAACTTCTTTCCAAGAGGGATTCCAACTAGAACCCCATTGGTTTTTTATCTCAACCTCAAAGAAATAATTCTTATCTTTCTTAGCTGAGACATCAAAGTAAAAATCTTCTTTAGCTTCTATGTCTTCAAAGCTTAATGACTTTAAGTAATCTACCATAGCTTTCTTAGCTCTGCTATCATTTTGATTGTAAGACTGTCGATCAAATGTTCTATTGTTATGTGCCATTAGTGTGTGTCACTCCATGTTGTGCCAATTTTAAATTCACAATCAAGAGGACATCGAACCTTAAGTGTTTTCTCTGTCTCCTTCATTGCATCCTTAGTGATTTGCCCAAACCTTTGAGCATCTTTCTTAGCCACTTC